GAACCATCGTCAGTTAGATACTAAGTATCTGGACCAACACTAAAAATTGAGACCCACGAACAGATAAAAACCTCTATTCTTCAGACGCAACGACCGCATCCAAAGAATCTAGTAAAACTTCTATTCATAGGTATCAATAAATACGGTGCTGGTCCACGCCTTAAGGCGCCCTATCGGCCTCAGATAGGTACCCTTCCTGGGTAGGGAACAATTTTCGTCTAAGAGTGTAGTCATCACCCTGTGGGGAATTCCTGCAATAAATACAACCACTTGTACCACCATACAAATGTAGAATTCTTCCATCTCACTATCTTTTAAAGTAGATTTCTTGACAATTATAGTTTTCCAAACTTCACCTCACATGTGGCAGCATGCGAGAAACAGTTTATAGACATAATGGTCTATGAACCCTCTATGGGAGGGGATTAGGGGGGGCTATCTCATAATAAAGCGGAGGCAGCCCTGTGAAGAAATAAACTTGAAAATCTTCACCAGCACTCACATAACAATCAGCAAGTGTATTAACATCACCCAAATAATACCAGAGCACCTCAAAGCCAGGAATCCGTTGATCCCCAGCAGGCTCCACTCCAGTATAATCTTCTTTCTTTCCAGGACAAAACCTGTAATCTGAATAAAACGGTACTTCAAATTCAAGAGCTGGATTTATATTGAGTGTTGTTATAGCCTTTCCATTGTGGCCATGGAAAGGAGCAAAGGTAGATGTAGGGTCATAAACCACACTTTCTGCTGCATTACTTGAATTAGTATAAGCAGCCCATCCACCAATAGATAAATCATACTGTGGCAAACCATCTCGATTTGGACTTCTTTGAACCATCCAATTCATTAGCCTAGCAGTAAGATTTGCACTACCTCTTGGTATAAACTTATAACGAATAGAGCCGCGCCAACCTGAATACATCTGTGTAACCCAATGTAACAATACAGTGTTACAATAATTATATGGATCAGAAGCAGATGTTTGATGAACAGCATTAGCTACATTCCCCCGTAAATATGGGAACATAGCACTGCGATATCTAACGGCAGCGTTACTCACTTTAAATGCACTAATTGCTGAATGCAAGTTATACCTTTTAAGTAGTGGTCTAAATGATTTAATCACTTCACCTGTAAATACTTTATGTATATTCGTTAGGGGATCCATTGTATCCATGAAAGGATTAGCAGCTTTATCTTCAGGCTTATCCATTTCATTATCTCCCATTGCATTAGGTTGTTCAACTCCAGATTGAGGTTCAAAACCCATCTGTGGTTTAAATACAAACGAAGCGAAATAATCATCAGGCACAAATACTTCAAAATCCTCACCAGCTGACACAAAAACATTTATATTAACATTGGTGGTTGCAGTAGAATTGGGTATAGTTAACTCGTTTTGAACGGTAACACCTACAATTCCATTGCCTTGTTCTTTTGAAGTATAGCGCGTAGTTGAGTATAACTGAGTATAAGAATCAACCCCAGGTAAATGGTGACTCAAAAGAGTCTTGGGTTGACCATTAGTAATTGATACAGTAAAATCATTCTCATCTGCAATATCAATCAACTGGATGTAATTGGTGTTATACTCATCGGTCGCAATCCAATTTGGATCGTAAACGATTTTAAGTCTACCTTTATGGAAAGACGAACACATAATTTGAAATCGAAAATTTAATGTGCCAGTCCAATATTTAAAAGGTAGAGCTGCTGCAGCACATGCGGGAAAATGAAAACCTCCATCAGAGGCTGTATAAGCCCAAGTTACGGGGTCAACTCGCGCATTCCACAGCAGAGTACCCGGAGCAGTACCCACATTCCAAGCAAATTGAGTTAAAAAGGACTCTCGCATTGCAATTGTTTTAATAGACATGGGATCTCCTGCATCAATACCAGCTATTCTAGGATCTATTGTAAGTTCCTGTTTATCGTCAACTGTTAATTTCTGTGTACCATCAGGTGTGGTAGTCAAAGCTAACGAGGAAACTTGCACTGGTTTATAAGGACAAGGATTCTTTGTCTCCGGGGGTCTGGAATAACCAAAAATTCTAGCTATTCCAGCAACAGCATCAGCAGCTTTTGATGTAGCTAATGCATAGGGTGCAATAGGGGGAATCTTTGACAAAGCCAAGGACCAGCGAGATATTGTAGATGCTGGTCCAGAAATCATACCATTCTTATTGGCTTGATCTGTCTCATCTTCCTTACCCATTTGCGGTGAAAGAGTATCAGGCTCAACTGTTGTAAGTACGCTCAGTTGGACATCTTCTGCCCACGCTAAAACAGTGATAGTAACATCTGTCGTACCACCATTAGCATGAGTAAGCTGCTGAAAACTCCTCACAGTAACCTTACCTAGGACGTCCCAATTAGAACCAGGCACCCAGGTATTGTTTGTAGTGTTAAAGTAGGGTAAAACTAATTTTCCTCCTTTACTCGTTGTAGGATTCAAGAAAACATGTGGCTGTTGTGAAGCCTGTACCATGTCATTCAATATACCAACCCTATTTTGAGATAAAGTATCCTGTTCGGAAAATGGTAAATAACTAGCCAAAGCTCGGCTATATAAGAAACCATTTCCATTTATAATAAATTTCAAATGTAGTTTACATCTCATTAAAGAAAAATTAGCTATCCTATTGGATACCCTTGGATTTTCAAAATACAAGGACCATGGGTCAAACTGATAAAATAAATTTGCACCCACACTCCACTCTGTTTCACTAATAACAATAGGTCTACTAAAGAAATTTTGCAATGATGCATCATTTGTATCTTGATAAGTTCGAGTGTCATCTGTGTAACTATGAATCATAGTCTCATAAAGTTCCTCTTCATCATAGAATCTGACATTCTGGACTTTCTCTCGATTGGGAACAGAAGTTATAGTTTGATCTTCTGCACCCATTTGCGGTTGCATCACACAAATACATTCGTGACAATACTTTTTACATTTAGGACATATAAGTTGATTTTTCAATTCTAATAATATTAAAGCAAATTCTGTAATGCTACTATGTAATAAAGATCTAACATTCGCATTAATTGTTAGTCTATTCACCCTAATTTAAATCCTGCAAAGCGTCTTACGTACCATGGAGGGCTATAAACAATAAATACGTAGCG